CGTTGATCCGCTGTTGCTGGAATACTGCACGCTGTAGTCAGTGATGGAGACGCCGCCGTTGCTCGCTGGCGCGGTCCATGTCAGCGAGACCTGCGCATTGCCGGAAGCGCCACTCAACGCAGTGGGGACGCCGGGCAGCGTTGGCGCACTCGGCCACGTTCCTGCCCGCCTTAGCGCCTCCGCCTCGCGCAGCGTCCAAATGCCGCCAGCCGCCGAATTGATCGCCGCCGCCCCCGGCTGCACCGTCGCCCCGATGATACCGCCGCGTGGCCGCATTAGCTCAGTTCCTTCCAGCTTGCGTTGACCTTGAGCTTCGACGCCGTCCCCGCCGTGACGTAGATCGACTCGTTCTCCAGCAGGCTCACGCCCTGCGACTTGTCGACGACGATCAGCGCGGCGTTGGCCGGGATGCTCACGGTCGAGCAAAGCTCGAACGCGGTTCCCGTGTTCGTCGCCGACTGGTACAGCGTCACCGTCACCGTCACGGCGTTGGCCGTGTCGATGTTGGCGATCGTGATGCCGTCGAGCAAATACACCCTGCCGCTGCTCGCGGCGTTGCTCACAAGCTGCGTCGCGCTCGTCGTCGTGAGCGAGAGCGAGGCGTTGTTGGCGTAGACGTTACTGGCCGAGCCGAGGTTGGGGTTTGCCATTAACTAGCTCCCGAAGAGGATAGTGCGGACAAGGGGGTTCATGCCGCTGGTCGCGTTGAGCGGCGCAGAGACGATGGTGCCAGACGAGTTCTTGGTGTAAAGCACTTTGTCGGTCCAGTTGATCACTAACTCGTTGGCGGCAACCTCTGCCGCCGTCGGCACTGCGCCTGCGGTAAATGATCTCTGTGGTTTGATGGGCGTGGGCATACTAGCTCGGCGTAAATGACACGGAGATAGAGAAGCTCGCTCCGCTCTCGATGTTTGTGCCAACCTGACCGGAGAATCCGAGAGACTGGCCGGCGCTTACGGTGCGAGTGATGCTTGTCGTCCCAGCGACTTCCACTCGATTGCCGTCAGCGACAGAGACGCTGCTGTTTGTAAGATTGCCGGAAAGCCCGTAGGAGATATTTGCCGACCCAGCCCTCGCGAAAGTGATCGTGCCAACAAAGCCCTTGGCGACGAATTGGCCTGTTGCCGGGCTGCTAACCGTTCCGCCAATGTTCGCTGCGTTAGCAGAGTATTGCGCTGCCGCGAAATTGTCTGTGTTGCTTGAAAACGCCACCGACACGCCACGCGACGGCGTAACCGCAGAGGACGCCACAGAGTAGCTGCCTGTGCCGATAGAGTTCGTCGCGGAAACGCGAAACACATACGCCGTGCCGTTCGTCAATCCCGTGACCGTCGCGGACGTGGCGATTGACACGCCGTCGCTGAATGTCGTCCAACTAGTGCCGCCGTTGCTGGAATACTGCACCGTGTAGTCGGTGATCGCAGAGTCACCATCGTTTGGTGCAGTCCACGCCAGAAACGCTTGCCCGTCGTCCGCAGTGCCGGCGACGTTAGTCGGCTGACCCGGCGCAGTCGCATTTACGGGCGGCGTGATCGCAGACGACGCGGCAGAGAACGCCCCATTGCCCAGTGCGTTCACAGCCGCGACGCGGAAAATGTATGCAGTGCCTCGCGTCAGTCCGGTGACAGTCGCAGACGTTGACGCCGATGCTGCTCTCGCAAACGTCGTCCAAGTCGATCCAGAGTTGGCCGAGTATTGAACGGTGTAGTCGGTGATTGCGGAGCCGCCATTCGACGCCGGCGCTGTCCACGACAGCGATACAGTGCTTGATATGCCGGTGCCAGAAACGCCTGTTGGTGCCGCAGCGTAGGTTCCGAATACCCCCGTGTAATCGCCGCCGTCCGCCGTCTCGCTTGTGCCGCCAGACGTTCCAAGCTCAATGTATGTGCTGCCAGATGAATCCCAGCGGTATACGCGAGACTCGTCGGTGGCGACGTAGAGAGTCGCCGAAGCTCCGGTGGCAGGAAAAGACGAGGCGGTCGCGTACTCTGCGATGTTGCCAGAGCCGCCACCGCCTGCCGCCGCCCATGCGCCGTCGCCTCTGAGAAAGGTGCTGGATGAGGCCGTCCCGCTCGACGCAAGCTGCGCCAGCGTGATCGTCCCCGTTCGGCCGGCGACGCTGACCACCGGCCCGTACTTCGCCGCCTCGGCCGCGAAGTCGCTGATCGTCGAAGCCGTCTGCGTGCCGGTGTGATTCGTCCGCAGTGTCGCGTCTGTGTTTGGCACGTTTGCGAGGCCGACATCAGACTTCGCCAGCGTGATCGTCCCCGTGCGGCCGGCGACGCTCTGGACGGGGGCCGCAGCCGCCGCGCGTGCGGCGGTGAAGTAGAGGTTGTTCGCCCCCTCGGCCACGCTGTCAGTCGAGCCGGGTGACGGCAGATTCGCCGACGGCACCAAGTTGTTCACGAGCGTTAGGTACGACCCAGCGGGCTGCTTGGCGTCGAGCGCGTCCTGTAGGCCACTCACCGCACTGATCGCGTGCGTGTGGGCGGAGGGTACAAAACTCGCCGGGACGCCCGTCAGCGATCCGTATGGGAACGAGGTCGGGGCCGCATGGATGTGATCAGCCCGGGCGGCGGACTGCGCCGACCCGGCCGATGCGGACGCACCAAGCGGCTGCGGAGTCTCGTCGGCGAGGTTGACGCTGCCGGGACTGCCTCGCGGGATCGTGAAGTTCAGGGTGACCGTGTTCCCGTTCGTCGCGGTCGAGACTGCCGCGTTCGTGCCCGGCTCGCCGGTAGTTACCGACCCCGTCTGGATGACGGTCGCTGGCCCCGTGTCGCCCTGCGGCCCTCGGGGCACGACGAACGAGATCACCTGCGACGGTGCTGACCCGGTGATGCTGACGCTCGCCGTGTTCGACGCGGTCGTCGTCACGCTGCCGACGGTCAGCGAGTTCGCCGGCCCCGTCGGCCCCGTCGGGAGAACGAACGACAATGACTGGGAGGGCGCATTGCCGCTGATGGTGACCGCCGCCGTCGCGCCCGTGGTCACGCTGCCGATCGACAGGGAGTTCGCCGGCCCGGCCGGGCCTTGTGGCCCGGCTTGGAGCACGAACGACAGGGACTGCGATGGCGCGTTGCCGCTGACGGTCACAGCCGCCGTCGCGCCTGTCGATACGCTGCCGATTGACAGCGAGTTCGCCGGCCCTGCCGCGCCGGCCGCTCCGCGCGGGATTCCGAAGTCAAGTTTGGCGGCGTATGCCGTGCCGCTGTTGACGACCGTCGCGGCCTGCGTGGGGGCAAGGCTTGTTACCGACCCGACCTCCACCGTCGCAGCCGCGCCATTGCCGCCGCCAATCGCCTGATCGCCGACATTGATTTTGACTGTATCGCCGTTGCCGACGACGCTGCTGATGCTCGTCGAGCCGACAACCACGACGGAGATTTCGCTCATGGAGCCACCGCCGTGACGCTGCCGCTGACGATGGTGCGAGTGATCTGCCCCGGCGCGACCCAGCGGAGAAACCAGCGGTAACCGCTGCCGGGCGTGAGCTGTGCCGTCTGGGCCTCTGTGAGCCCGATGATCATTGACCCCGTGGATGCGTCCACGATGCCGATGGTCGGCTGGACGACCGTTGCCCCGATGCTACTAAACGACCCGACGCCGCCGCCAGCGCCGATCGTGTCGCTTCGGTAGATGTAGCTGGAGAACGAATAGTTCTGCACGTTTCGTTGCAGATTTACAGCGACGTTAACTTCGTCGCCGGAAACGAAAGTGAGCCCTAATTCACCAGGGAGCTGGCTGAAAGTAGGCAAGCGTCACCTGCTCAGTTCTGCGGTGCTTCGCTGATCGCCGCGCCGGCTTTCTTGACCACCGCCTGCTTGATTTCGCGCTGGCCGGCGGCGATCTCCTGAAGGGTCTCGGCCTGCTTGAACTGAGTTTTGCCGATCTCGTCAAGCGTGCTCCTCGTCGAGTCCAGAAACTCCGTGTGCGACTGGACAATCGGCACAAGGACTGTGCCGTGGAGCGTCACGGCGGCGTCCCGCAGGAACCAGACCAGAACTGCCAGGAGGACGACCGGGACGCCAAACCGCTCGGCAATCCGCAATCCGGCTTCCATGAAAGATAGCGGGCGGTCGGGCTCAGACATCGCGTGAACTCCAAAACCCTGTAAATGCGGCCCTGTAGCCTATTTAGATTTTAGCAGCCGCGACGCTCCTCTTGAGATCATCCAGAGTGCCGGAATTCTCCACCGTTCTGGAGACAAGGCGGTCCGAGACGCCCGCTTCGCTACGGTGGTTGGCGGCTTCCACATCAAGGCAGCGCCATCCAGGGCGGATCACTCGCCACACCTCGCCGCCTGCTGCGACGATGGCCTCGGCCTCGTTGTCAAAGCGAACGTCGGTGACGACGACGCGGTGGCCGAGACTCATGTGCCGGCTGGCCCGCTCCATCGTGATGCGAATCCAGATTTCCGGGTGAACCTGATCCCGCCCCCAGTCGGTGCCCATGCTCTGGAGGAGCTGCCGCGGCGACCGGCCCAGCCAGGAGATAACCTGTTCCTTGACGGTGCGGTCCTTGAGTCGGCTGGCCGGCAGGCCGGTGATCGCGGATATGCACTGGTAGATCGGGTCGGCGAATGCCAGCAGCACGAACTCGCCGCTGCCCTCGCATGCCAGGATGTCGGCGACGGTGTTCTTTCCGGCTCCCGCCGGCCCGCAGAGACCGATCAGCACTTGAAGTCCCTCCCGTCGAACCTAACAGTCACCCCCACGGGCTCCGCCAGGAGCCTCTGGCCGACGCCGGCCTCTCGCAGCATATCCTCGGCGATCTGTATCTTCTCCAGCCACCGCGCCGGCGTGGCGTTGCGGAGGGCGATCAGCCCGACGACCTCCCTGATTCCGCTGCCGATGATCGCCCTGGCGCAGTCGGTGCAGGCGAACCATGGGCAGAACAGGGTGGCCCCCGCCGTTGCCACGCCAGACGCCGCGGCTTTGTGAATCGCCGCTCGCTCGGCGTGCTCGATGTAGTCGTACTTCCACGGCCTGGAAAGCCTGTTGCCGTGCCGGCCTACGCCCCTCGGCACACAGTTTGCCGCATAGATTGTCTTGCCGCCGGCAACCAGCACGGCGCAGTTCTGCGTGTCCGGGTCGTGTGAGTTCTGCGCCGCGAACCGGCAAGCCTCGCGGAGTAAGTCCAGCTCGCTCATTTCGCCGGCCCCGCGACGTGCATGGCGACGAGTCCGCCCTCGGGCCGGTAGATGAATGTCTCCATCGCCTGCCTCGAACCGATGAAGCCGTTGTCAGCGTGCCACGAGTCGGGCGGGCAAATCGCAGGCGCGGTTCTCACAATGACGCCGTCAATCGTCTCGATCGGCCTTTGCCACTCGGCCGCCTGGGAGTGATAGTGCCCGGTGTGGTACTCCCTGTACCAGCACCGGGACCAATCCTCGTGAGCCTCCAGAGCCATGATCTGCGGCAATCGCTTCTTCGCCTTGTGCCCGTGGGTCGCGCCGATCAGGTTGTTCCCATGCGTGAGGTATTGCCGCCCTCGCACGTCGTGCGAGACATTCACCCGTCCGTCGTTTCGGAACCGCTCTGCAAGGATTCTCTGGAACATCCACGTCAGAGTCTCGTCGTGGTTGCCGTTGACGATGACGCAGTCGGTCGGCGCAGTCGCCGCCGACCGCTCGACGACCTGAAGCAGGGAGTCGCAGCCCACTTGGATGATCTTCTGGATGCGGCCGTCTTGGTCAAGCGGCGTGCCGCTGGTGGTGGTGCCGGAGACGTTATCGACGTGAAACAGGTCGCCCAGGAACAGGATGGAACGCCGCGATGGGGCCGCGCATGACAGCAGCTCGTCGGCCGCGTTGCGCACGAGTTGGTCGGCGATCGACAGGTCGTAGTCGCTGTCGCCGGTTGCCCTCCCCCAGGCCCGCTTGCCGAAGTGGGTGTCGGCGACGACGAGAACCTGCCAGAGGTCGCCGCGGGCCTTGGGCTTCATGGGCTTCTGCTTTGATCGGGGCAGGTTTGCCCCGGCGATCATAGCCTCGACCATCTCCCTGACGCCTGGGCCAGCCTTGGGCTTGAGCCTCACCCATACCCGGTGCAGCTCCGTCACCGTCGGCTCGCCGTTGTCTCCTGCCGTCGCCACTTCCCATTTGGTGGCCTCGCTGGCGGCCACCTCGTACTTGGCGAGGTCGGCCTCGATGTGGGCGAGTAGATCGTCGACCGTCTTGATGCGGCGGCTCGTCGATCGCGCCTCGAGCGTGTCGCCGTCGCGGCGTTGCGTTACCTGCTCGGCGTCGGCTGACGGCCTGGGCGTTGCCGCCGCAGCAGCCGCAGACAGGATTTCGCCGGTCAGCCCTGGGTCAGCCATGCCTGCACCTGCTTCGGCTTTGCGACCCTGCATCCGCGGGCGGTCAGCTTCTCGACGATCACTCTCGCCATTTCCGTGGCGGAGATTCCCGTGGACCCTGCGGTCCGACGCCACGTCTCTCGAACTTCAGCGATTGCCCTTTGGTGGTCTTCTGGCAGACCGGCGAACCAGCTTCTGCCGGGATGCCGCTTTGCGCTTTCGAGGATTTCCCTCACGAGGTCTGACTCCATCCTGCTTTCCCTCTAGGTGAATCCACCCGTCCGAGTCGGGAATTCCGCCGCCGACGACATCGTCGTCGTCTTCGTCGTCTGAGAAGACGAAGTTCTGCTCGCCGGATGGTGGCTGCTTGCTCATGGCAAAAGTGTCGCCCAGTAGCTTCTAGCGGTCAATGTTAGTTTTTGGTGCCGCCTTGCCCCATTTGCCAGCGGGGCACTCCTGATCCGCCCAACTCAGCTTGCTGACGTACCCGGCCGCACGCGAAACAGGGCATCCGCAAAGGTTGCAGGCGTCGTTTTGCAAGTGCTCGCATTGCAAGCAGATGTCGTGCCGGCGAATGATCTCGTCGTCCGACGCCATCGGCATCCCGGCGGCGACGTGCTGGACGGTGGCGGCGGCGAAGTTCTTGACCTTCGTGAGGAAGGATGGGGCGTCGGTGCGGGCGAGGTTGAGGTCGGGGGGCGGCGAGGGCGGTGGCGACGCAGGAGAGGCTGCGACAGAATCCCACGCAGGGCACGACGCCGACGCCGGGCGGCCGCAAACGACACACATGCCCTGCTCGTCTTGTATGCAACTAAGCAAGCGAAAGCTCCAGAGAAACAGACCACATGGCCCCGCCGTAGAGAAACGTCTTGCCCGCCGTCGGGTGCGGAGGGGCGTCAGGGACGGATGATACTGACGATACAACCACCGTGCTGAGTTCTCGACTTATGTCTGTGAAAAGAAAGACGTAGTAGGTCGCCGAATACGAAGACTGTCCGATAACGTGCGGCCATGCGTAGTACGTTGACGACAGGCCGCCACAGGGATTTAGCGGCCATCCGATAATGCAGTAGACTCGGCAAGGAAATCGCAGAAATCCAATTGATCCCGTCACGCTCCCGTAGTCGTCTGTTTCTCCTGATATCAGCCGAGAGCAGGTCTGGGGAATGCCATATTGCGTGAATAGTCCTGACTGGCTCTTGCATCGCGTTTCCTCCTGTGGCGGCGGCTGGAATGGGATGCAGGGGCAGCGAGAGTTGGCGACGACATCAAGCGTTCTCGTGACGCTGACAGTGGCAATTCCATTGCCCAAGTCCTCCCCGCCTCCGCAGCAGCCGCAGAACGTGTCTTCGCACTTTGTTCCGACGCCGCGAAAAGTCTTTCCTTCACCCTGACACAGGCACTGGGGTCTGATGCTGCAAAAAATTCCCTGGCAGCACGCGCCGTCTCCGCATGCTTTGAGGCACTCCGCCTCCGTTCTGTATGAGGTTCTGCCGCCAGACGTAACGCCGGGCGGGGGGAGGTTGGCTTGATAGCAGGGCATTACGTTTTTGTGGTTATTTCAAGCGAGATCGAAACCACGCTTGATCCAGTGTCCGCGACCGCGCGGGTGTAACCTCTTGGCGGCCCTTTTTCGCCAAATGAAAAGCCGCCGCTCAGGACGTTAAGTGAAAGGGTTGTAGAGATTCTCACGGGCAGCGGCCTGCACACGAATGCCTGCCTGCCAGACGGGCCAAACGAGAAATGGGCGGCCTCGTACATTTCAAACGGAGTTGTGTAGCACGGCGTGTACCCGGAGATGATAGTTCTAGCGAGCATCATGTCCGAGAGTTCCTTCGACTCGCTTATCTGATTGCGGCTCATTTTTTGCCACATATACTGCACACCAGACAGCTCCAGTCGCCAGCCAAACTCGCCGAGCGCACTGTCGCCGTACTCCGCCGGCTTTGAGACTGTTAAGCTCAATCCGCCCTCGCCTCCAGCATCGTCTGGGGCGAAAGAATGTGCCCATTGCGTGACTGCGACTCGCTCAAGAGTGAACGTCCCGAAGTATCTCTGCACCGGGGTGATGCTGATTTGCTTTGCGTATACCGTTGGCTCTTTCGGGCAGTCTAAAAACGGTGCCGACTCTTCAACGACACGTTTTCTGTCTTGGCCGCCGGAAACGGTCACCACGACCCTGTCTATGCCATCGGCCATGGAGCAGATATCCGCCGTCGTGTTGCAACAAAACCACCCACCGCAGCACCCGCAGTCCTCTGCGATGCTGCCGTCCTTGACGATCAGCGACCCGTTTTTGGTGGCGAGTGTCATGGTTATGAGCAGGCGGTGGTGCCGACCCAGCGCAGGGAGCCGTTCACCAAGGCGAGAACCTGCGTTCCGGTCGGCGAATATCCTGGCTGCTGGGTAAGGTTAGGCTGCACGAGATACCACGCGGTCCCGTCTTTCGCTACAGTGATGTCGCACTGCGCCGTGGGCGAGAGGCCGCAGACAAGATTCCTCACGCTCACCGTATTCGGCGTGGTCGTGATGCCTCGGAAAGTCACCGTCTTGTCTGTGTTGATCGACCATGAGCCGGTGAAGGTGCAGATGCGGAAGACCTTGGGCGTGAAGGACGGCCCGTCCTCGAGCGAGGTCGGTATGCGGCTCGCAGGCCCGCCGAACGGGATCGAGTCCACCTTCGAGATTGTGCTCTTCAGCTTCTCTCGAAGGCTCTCGCCGATGAAGTATTTGCCTGGGCCTTGCTCTGCCATTACGCGAACCAACGAATGCCGAAGTTGGAGAAGTTGTTGCCAAACGCCATCTCGGGCTGAATGCAGATGCGATTGATGAGCACTTTTTGGGCGGCCGAGAACGCTCTCGGGTTCCGGGGGGTGCCGTCGTCGTTGAGAGCTACTGGCTGCGCCGAGGGTCTCTGCAAATAGCCGCGGTCACCGGCCGGAACGGCCACGCTCGCCCTGCACTTTTTATTTGCCAACCTGTCTACGAGCACGCCCTCGCCCGCCTCGGTGAAGAAGACCTTGTTGTCAACGTGCAGCAGCGCGAGAGCCTCCTGATCTACGTCAGCCCTGGAAAGGCCCGCGTTGATGATGTTGAACCCTGTCTGCGGAACGGCCATGTCCCAGCCGATTGCCCGGAACCCCTCCCGCGTCAGCGTCCAGTGCGACCTCACGGCGAACCCGAAGGTCACCTTGAATCCTCGAAACGTGGAATCGCCGAACTGCTCGACCACCGGGTTGGATGAAATGCTCTGCAACATACAGCAGTGTACGCCAATCGACAGGCTGCTGAACGTGAACTGGTCGCTGTTGACGTAGCCGGTGTAAGCCAGCAACTGGCTCATGTCGGTTGCGGCGTATTGATCGACGTTGATGTTGACCACCGGCTCCAGGCGAGTGATGCCATCGACGAGGTCGCCGACCGGGTTCACTGACGGCACCCAGCCCTGTGAGACACCGCCCGTAACCGGCGAGCCGCCCCAGGCGGCGATCTCCGTCAGCGAGGTGGTCATCGAGTAGAGCGCGGGGCGCGTCGTAGGCTGCTGCGTCCTCGGGTCCGGCGAATCTGGCGCGGCGCTGGCGCTGCTGCGGTACTCGGCGGTGACGATCCGCACGAGCCGGCTTTCGCCGTCGGCCGCTGCGCTCACCTTTACGCACGGTATCGGGTTTGCGTCGCTGTAGCGGTCCCCGATGTTTACGCCGACGGTCGTCGTGACATCCCAGTTTTCGTCGGGGGAGTTCAGCAGCACCTTCCACCTGCGCGTCGCCTCGTAGGCGTTCTGGTCCGCGCTCCTAGAGAAGGAGTTGCCCTGCCCGATTTGTGACACCATCCTCGGCATCAGAGTAGGACTCCCGGGTTGTTATCCTTGATGCTCCTCGCGATGTCTTCAAGGACTTGCGACTGCTTCCGCAACTCTGCAAGATTCGCGTCCTTCGCCGAGTCGTCGCCTCGGAGAAGCCGGTTGAGTTCGCTCTGGCCCTGAGTCGTCGAAACGTCGGAGACGTTGAGTGCGGCGCGGGACGGGCCTTGGAGGAGGGCGTTCTGTCGCTCCTCGGCGAACTGCGCGAACATCGGGGCGACCTGTTCGGCTTGATTTCTGTAGGCTTGCCGAAGGAAGGCTTGCGGGTCCTCGCCGTTGGCACGCATCTCGGCGGCGCGGGCGTTGATATCCGCTCCTGCGCCCTCCTGGAAGTCGCGGCGGAATCGCTCTTCGGGCGTCATGCCGAGTTCGCGGCCTCGGCGGGCGCGGTCGCGGTCTCTGATACCCTGCTGCTGCGCATCGACGGCATCCTGTTCGTGCTTAGTGCCCGCGGCGATAAGACCCTCGTTCTCTCTTCGCATCATGCGGTTTTCGCCCTGAAGCCTTCTCCTCTCGTCCTTCTCGCCTTGCGTTAAGCCGCCGCTCGCCTCCTTTTCGGCAAGCTCTGCGAGCCTCTTGTCGTTTTCAGCGATTGCCCTGTTATTGCCAGCGACTCGAGGGTCGCTCTCCATCTCCCTCCGCGCGTTGTCAAGATCGTCTTGCAGTTCCTGGGCGCGCTGCCGGTCTCTTCGCAGGTTCTCATCGGCCTCGTCTCGCCCCCTCAAGTTTTCCGCGCTGGGGTTGTTAATGAATCTCTCACGAGCCTCGTTCGCCTGCCGCTCGCTGTCGGCGATGAGTTGGTTCGTGGCGTCCATTCGCCTCTTGAAGGTCGGGTCTTCGGCAGCCCGCTGCCGGCTCTTCTCAAGCTCCTTCTCGCGGGCAGCGATGCCGTTGTTAATGGCGTCAAGCTGCTTCCGCTCTGCCTCGGTGAGGTCGCGGGCGAGGTGCTCTCGTTGCCGCATAAGCTCGATTTCGCGCCTTCTGGCGGCGTCAAGCTCCTTTTGTTCAGCCGGATTAAGACTGCCAGTCCTCGCTTTTGCCTCTAGGTCTGCTCGCCGCTGCGTAATGGCCTCAAGCTCTTTACTGATGCCCTGCATGCGAGGGTCGTTTTGCACCGCGCTTCGCCGAATATCCAACTCCACCTGGGCCTGTGCCGCGCGAGCGCGGTCGTCGATGAGTCTTCGCTCCGCATCGTCGCGAGACTGCCCGCCGCCAGCCCGCAGGGGATTCTCCTCGAACGCCTTCTGTGCGGCATCCGCGCCTTGCTCAGACCTCTGCACCGCCGATTCGCCGACCTTGCGAATGCGGGTCAGCGCGGCCTCGACGGCTAGGGCGGCTTCAGCGAACGCAGCGGCAGCCTCAGAGGCTTTCTGGGCGGCCTCCAGCTCCGCCTCCGCGGCCTTGATTTCGGCGTCGGCACCCTTGGCCGTCGCAGCCTCAAGCTGTCTGCGGGCCTCGATCTCTCGATCGATTGCTGCCTCAATGTACGCGGTCGTTCTGACGCTGTAACCGTCGCCCTTAAACCGCTCGTTCCCTTGAATCGATGACAACGCGGCGGTCGTCCGCTCTCCGCCGAACGTGCGGCCGAGCCGCATTTCGCGCGAGCGGTTTCGTATATTAGCGCGCTCCGCCTCGACTTGATCGATGTTTGCCTTGGCTTCGTCTACCTTGGCCTGCTTTTTGGTCGGATCGGTTTCGTTCTGCGCGGCCTCGAGTGCGTCGTAGGCAGCCTTGAGCTTTTTTGCGTTCGCGTCTAGCTCTCGCTGGAACGCTGCGGCATTCGGGACGCCCTTGCGAATCGCCTCCGCAACGTCCTCTTGGGCTTGGCGAATCTGTGCCGCTGGGCCGCGAGATGCTTCGGCAACGCTGGTCGCAGCCTTGTCGATGGCCGCTGCCAGTGGCTGCTCAAGGCTTCTCAACAGCCGCTCGAGCGCTAGGATTTCCTTGCTGGCAACCTCCGGCGTTACGAATCCCAGCGGGCTGCCAGCGGAGGCAGTCGAAGAGAGCGACTTTATCTGCTTCTCAATAGCAGCCATCTGGGCGCGAATGGCTTCAGGCGTCTCTCCGTCGGGGATGCCTTCCGTCGCAGCCGCTGCGCGATCTCTTACGCGCTGTTCCGCAGCCGCTCGCCCCGCCTCGTCTCCGCGGCGAGGGCCGAGAGCTGCGATACCGACTCGCTCCATCGATGCTCTGATGCGAGCCCTGGCCTCGCCGGGTGCAACAACCCTGTCAACGGCCGCCGCCTTCGCGGCCTTCTCTCGTTCTTCGGAAACGGCTATCTCCCGCTGGATCGCAATCCTTCGACCGATGTCTGTCTCAGACTCAAGCTTCTTGCGCTGCTTGTTTTGTTCCGCTCTCTCTCGCTGCACTGCTGGGTCTATGTCAGCAACGCGAGCCTCGCGAGCCTCTCGCTGCTTCTTATTGATGTCTGCCACTTGACGGGCGAAGTCAGCGGCCTGCTCGCCCCCTGCCGAAAAAGTCCCTCGGGACAGCGCATCGCCGAGCGATCGGAATGCCTGCGCGAGGTCTTCTACGAGACTTTTCTGCCGTGCCAGAGACTCATTGAGTGCCTTAGTCTGATCTTCTGCCGATCGGCCGTTGTTGATCCACTTAATCAACCCGACTGCCGCCTGCCCCGCGATCACAGCGCCAAGGCCAACGAACAGGCCAGTCGTATCGCCGAGTATGAACGCGAGCTGCGTGACGTTGTTGCTGACCGCACGAAGTTTGAATTCCAGGCCGCCTGTCGAAGACAAGAAGTCGTCCACGGCAAAGGCGGCTTGATTAAGAGCCAGCGCGAACTTGTCTGCACCAGCGCGCCCCACGTCGCCGACGCCTTTTACAAATGCGGCAGCCTCCGCCTTGCTTTTGAACAAACCCGCCGCCAGGGCAGCCTCGCCGATCTTCTCCGCAAGCTGATCGGCTTGCTCTTTTGTTGCCGCAAGTCCAATCGTGCCCTTCTTGGCGGCATCGGCGACGAACGCGGAGTACCTGTTGAAAGCATTAGCTACCGGCCCGCTTGCAGTGGCACCGAGATCAAGGAGCTTGGCTCGAATGAATCCAATCTGCTTCTCGGTGCGAGTTAAGGCCGCCGAGTTGAGGGCGTCTCCGAGTGTGCCGCCGAGCTTGGCTGCCTGACCCGCTCTCGTCAGCGCTCGCTCAAGGCCGGCTGCCTTCTTGACGACCGCGTCAATCTGTGCCTGCGTAGACGAAGTAGTGAGCCCCTTGAATGCGTCGCGCACCTTGTTGATCGCCGGGATGAACTGAGCCTGCAACGGCGCGGGCAGTTTCTCCAGACTGCCCTGAAGTCCAATAACGGTCGATTGGACGGAAGCTATTCTCCTCTCCGCGGTGCCGAAGTCGGCACCGAGCGGATCAACTGGGGGCTTCGGCGGTTTCGGTGGCGGAGCGGCGGCTACGGCGGCGTCTCGAACCTGACCAGCACGCAGCCCCGCAAGCCTCGCGGCGGCCTCGTTGCCTGCATTGGCCCCGACGAACGTCTCGATCTTGGCGATATTTCTCTCGCCGATCGCCTTCAGCGGCCCCTCAAGCTTTGCCACCGCCGCCCTTGCCTCGGCGAGGTTCTTCTTGAGGATGTCAATCGGGTCGCTCGGATTGGCCGCATCCCCGATCGCTTTCATTGCGGTCGTCAAGTCGTCGGCCGCCTTCTTCGCCTGCAACTCCTTGTCGACGAGATCGACGAAGACCTTGATCAGCGGCGCGCCGAAGTCGGCGTTGCCCAGGCCGGCGATGGCGGCGTCTTTGGCGGCCGTAATTCGAGACAGCGCCGCCGGGTCAAGCTCTCCTGCCTTGCCGATCGTGGACCGCAGGGTGCTCTCCGCCTGCGACCTGTTCTGCGGCAATCCCGTAAACTGAAAGTCGGCAGATTCCCTGAGTGAGTCGATGCTGGCCTTGAGGTCGCCTGCCTTCTTCTGGGCCTCCGCGGTGTCGATGTTGAACTTCTTGTCTTTGGCGACATTGAGGGCGATCTTGTCGAGCGCATCGTTGTATTTATCCAGATCGCCTAGCTGACGGGCGATCGTCGCGTCTTCCAGCAGTGGCTTGTAGTTCTGCCGCTGAAAGCGATTCAGGCCAGAGATGTCTCCCTCAAGCTGCCCCCGACGAGCGTCGGCCTGATCAATGTTCTGAGGGCGGCCTGTGATGACGAATGCGGCTCGTTCGCGGAGGGCCGTGATCTTGGCCGCAAGATCATCGGCCTTCTTCTGGGCATCAACGGTATCTAGATGAATCTGAATCTCGTTTTCTGCGACCGCCTGAGCGTCGTTGAGCCTTGCGACGAGATTGTCCAATTGCTTCTGCGCAGAGCCAGTCGGCAGGTTTTCGGCGGTCTTGGATTGCAATCGGGAGTAGGCTGAGATCGCCTCCTGCGCGAGTCTATTGACCTCCACGAGAGACGCGGCGATTCGTGGATTTGCCTGTAACGCGGCCGCTGGCAGCGCTGCGGCCTTCGCGCCGACTGTTGCCCCGCGGTCAAGAGACTCAGAAAGCTCCGGCTGATCAAATACAAGCTCGCGCCCCGTCTTGATCTTGCTCGCCTTCGCTGACGCCTCGGCCAGCCTCGACACTGCCGCGACCGTCTGATCGACGCTTTCCCTGACCCCGTTGAAGGCCGCTTCAATCGCCTTCGTCGGGGCGACGCCGCTTTCAATCAGAGAGTTCAGCGACTCAAGATCACTCTGGACACTGCTGAGAGCCGGCAGAAAACCCGCCTGCACCTCCCGCGTCAGCGTGCCGAACTGTTGCGTGGCCGCGGCGATCGGCTTTGACAGCTCCTCCGACTGCGACACCATCTGCCGCATCCTCGTCGTCGCGGCGTTCAGATCGGAGCGGCCAAGCTCCTCCATGACTCGAGGGAGCGTGCCGAGAACCGCGCTTGCCTTCTCGGCCTTTTGCGCAAGAGCGTCCAGCTCGGCAAGGTTCGCATCGACGCCGAACTGGGCGACTACCTTGCGATCAACAAGACGCAGCAGCCGAGCTAGCTTGGTTTCGGCGCGAGACAGCTCGTCGGTCTTCGTCTTGATGACGACGCCGTCGGAGCCGGCCTCCTTGGCGGCCTTGATTTCCTCCTTGAGAGTCTGCACCCGAGCGGCAGCCTCGGGGACTTTAACGCTTACCTCAATCTCGGCGCGGGACGACCTGACTTGATCTTGCAGCTCCTTGATCTTCTCAAGCCCGCCGATGCGGGTGATGATCTCCACGTCCTTCGACGAAAGCCCCCTGACGGCATCGCGGAATTCCGTGATGCTCTTCATCCCGCTGGTCTTCAAGACGATGTCGATCTGACGCTGGTTGAGCCCTTGCAGACGGCGCTGGAGGGCGTCCACGTCGCCGATCAGCCCCTTGAATCCCTTGAATGACAGTTTCAGCGACTCGGCCGCCCGCAGGGACCGCTCGACCTTCTGGAGCGGCGTGTAGATGCCCTCAAGAGCACGGGCGGCTTGGGTGGACGCAGATGTCAGGTTGCCTTGGACGCGACTGGCGAAGTTGGCGACTTCCTTCGCCGACTTCGCCAGCTTGGCGTCGAAGTCGCCCGTGCTCGCCGAGACGACCGCGCTGATTTTTCCGAGATAGCCGTTTGCCATCTGTTCATCCCTGAAGCGGCGTGTTCAACTTCATCAGCTCGGCCATGATCTGGGCGTCCGTCTGCTCCGGCCGGACGGCCGTGGGGATGAACGCTGCCTCGTCTGGGATGTCATGCTTCTTGTAGTTCCCAGACGAGGCCATGATCACCCTGCACAGCCGCGCAGTCTGGCCCCATGGGTCAGGCAGCGGCCATCTCTGGTCGTAGGCGTACCACTCTGCGATCTCGGCGCTGTCGACCTCCTGCAACAGCCTGCGAACGCTCATTCCCAGCGATGCCGCTAGGCGGAAGTAGAAGCGACGCTCGGGTCGTTGGCGGAATCTTCCCCCAGGGCATCAACTGCCTCCTGGGTGAAGGCATTCAGCTTCCAGCCGGCCTCGAACAGGCGATTGATCACCACGGACGACTTCTTGCCGAGGATGTCGGCCTCGTCGTCGCCGAAGAGCCTCTCGCCGGCCTCGTCGCACAGGGCGAGCAGCAGGAAGCGGATGCGGAACGCCTTCATCTTCTGGTCGGCGTAGGACTGCTCGAAACGGTCGCGGTCGGTGCCCGTGAGCACCCGGAGGAATACGTCGCCGCCCCATTCGGGGACAGCCACCTTCTCCTTGCGAACGTCGTCGGCGGCCAGGATGCTCTTGCGGTCAAGCGGCACGGTTGTGCTCCTTGTGGTGAAAACGTGACATGACGGCGTCCTGCCGCACGGCTATCCCAGGTAATCGGTAACCATGAAACGCAGCGAGCCGCTGACGATCTCGCCCGCCCTCGCCTGCACCGACGCAGACTGGCAGATAACCTGACGGCTCAGAGAGAGACCGTCGGAGGCGAACGTCAGCGGTCCAACACGTCGCACGAGAGAAGTGGGGTCGCCGTAGCCGACAAAGTCGACCGTCACGGTGCCGCCGGACCAAGAGCCGGTCGGCACCATGACAATCTGCGAGGCCGAGTGCTGAATACCCGACATATCGACGACCTCTGCGGTCGGCGACTCTACAGAGACCCCCGTCACCTTGCCTGCGAACCCACCGAAGCTGAACGTCGCCCCCTGGGCGGTGACTCCGGCCATGACGGGTCACCTCCCAGTTATCAGGCCACTCGCCAAGTAGCGTTGCCCTTGACGAGGTCGCCGACGGTGCCGCCGACGGTCGAGGCCGTGAGGGTGGCGTTGCCGCTGAAGCTGACCGGTCCGGAAATACTGATCGCGCCGGACTGGGCCGTGATGACGGTCGTGGCGATGTAATCGCAGGAGATTTCCCGCTGCACGAACGTGGGGACGTACTCACGACGACCACCGGGAGCGATGCCGAGGTGCGAGCCGTCGGCGTTGTCGATCTGGTCGTTGACATTGAAGCTCGTGATCGTCAGGGTCTGAGCGCCGTAGGTCAACGTGACGCCCATCGCAGCAACACCGGCCATATTGCGCCTCCTTGCGCTGAAGTCTTATTCAGTGGCCTCAGACCACCGAATTTGAAACAGTTGTCGAACCTCGTATGCGGGCGGGAGCTGGGCTCCCACGGCTGCCGGGTCCAGAAAGTCGTCTGTCTCCGACACGAGCCGTATATCACTAATTGTAACGCCCGCGAGGGTGCCGATGCGGCCATCCAAAGACAACCGCACCTCATCGGCCAGTTCTCTCGCGGAGTCGTAATACAGAGCCCACGAGGCGATCTGAAGGCTGACGAGCGGCTGGAAAAGCGGGCCGGCAAGGTGCGGGTCGCGGGTGATATTGTTTCGCTTGTAGACGCAAAACGGCAGAACGGCGTTCTTGGGCACCGCGATCGGGTAGACCTGAAAGCCGACCAGCCTCGCCACGCCCGGCGTGGTGATCAGCCTCTGGAGGACGTGCTTTTCTGGGGAGAGGATCACTTACTAATCCTGTCAAGCGTGTTCTGGATGGCTGTCGTGAGCGTGCTCAAGACGGCGTCTTTTGTCTCTGCGATAGACCGCTCCATCGCATGGCTGGCCGGCATTGCGCCGTAGGTGTCGCCTGGGTGCAACGTGATTGGGTGCTGCCTGCCTCGGGAGTAGCCGAAGTCATGCGGGTAGCCGACGCCCTGCCGAGCGAGCCTCGTCGGCTCGTCAAGGCTGCCCATGAGGAAGTAGTATCCTCGAGACATATTCGCGAACTGGGTGTTGTTCGCGGACGAGTGCCGCCTCATCTTCCTGTTGATCACCTGGTGGACGTTGATGTACGTCCGGCGACCCTTTGTGCCGGGCTTGCGCGGCCCCGACCCGAACTCCTTGAGCCACGCATGATTGCCCGAGGCTTGCGTGTCGGTGCTGCCTGCCGTGCCCGTTTGGTACGGCCCGACGATCGCCACCGTCGCGGCGTCGTAGACCTTCGTCTTGATTCTCGTCGATCTCGCCAGATTCCCGGTGACGTTGCCCACCTTGGACTGATAGCTCCGCTGGATGTGCATGCTCGCGCGTTTGACGGCATTCTCGAGCGCCTTGGGCTCACCCATTCTGGCGGCGAGCGTCTGTAGCCTCTCGGCCATCTCACGAACGCCGTCCATGCGGACGGTGACAAACCCTTCGGCAAGCTGCTTGCCGGTCTGCCCGCCAAACGTAGTCGGCCGTCCGTAGCCCTGCGTGATGCTCATGTCGCGTCCTCTCTCGCCAGTATCTCATGGATTGAGCGAGCCTCCCGCTCGAGCACGCTGGAAATCTCCATCACGCGCCCCCGCCAGATGAGGCGGTGCTGGTGCGTGATGCCGGGGAAGAAGCGAATGCGAATGCGATGCGTCACGAGCACGCCGGCCTGCTGGGCGGCGAAATAGTCGCTCGCCCTGACGCCCATGACGCTGGCATAGACGGTGGCCTCGTCGACCCAGTCAAGCGTCGTCTCGCCGAACGCGCTCTGCTGCTCCACGGGCTTCTGGATCGTCACCCGCTCCCGCATGGCCCCTGAGTTGATCACGGGTCACCCCATCCAGAGGGCGGTGTATGATCCGCCCCCCGCGGGCGCGGAAACCGTGATGGTCGCCGTCACGGGCAGCACTGCCACGCGGCCGGCGGCCACGTCGATGCTGCCGGCCAGCCGCAGCGTGCCGCTGCCAGTGTTCTTCACGACCAGCGTCGACAGCGGGGTCGCGCCGATGATCTGCACCGCGGCGGTGCCGACGCTCGCCGTGACGGTCTGCGCGACCGTCAGGCTCGGCGAAATGTGTTCCGACAGGCTGCCGACCGTTAGCGACCTTTCGTCACCAGCGTGGTACACGGCGTCGATGTCGACCCTGGCCCTGGAAGTCATCTGTACACCCCCATGCTGGCGGCGGCCAGCAGCGTCTCAAACGTCTGCGGCACCGAAACAGGTGCCCCGGTGACGGCCGGCTGCCGGGTGTCGAACCAGTGGGCCACGAGCAGGAGCATGAGGTGCTTGACGATCGGCGGCGCGGACTGCCCGTCATCCCCGTAGCCCGCCGAGTACCGCACTGTCACCGAATTCTCGTCGCCCCGAGTCGCCGGCCACGAGCGAGCCCACTGCGGGTAGACTCGCCCAGGCAGGACGCTGGCGTCCACCTGGAAGTCGCCGTTCGCGCTCAAGAGCGTGCCGTAGGTGCCGTCTCCCGTGCGGTACGTTACCGTCACGGCCTTGTCCTGCATGGGGAGGCGTGGCAGGATGATCGCCCAGATCGGGAACAGGTCGTACTTGACCTCCCAGACGGTCGTGCAGATCGTGATGTCAAGGATGTCCTCGACGTACTGCCGCGCGACGGAGATCAGGCTCTGCATGTAGAAATCGTCGACCTCGGTATCTACGCGGCAGTGCTGCTTCGCCAAGGCGAGGCTCACCGGCTCCACGGCGGGGTTCGTGATTCGGCGAAGGCTGCGAAATGGCGTGATCGTCGCCGTCGGCTTCTGCGGCGTGCCGAAGAAAATCGTGTCCATTCTTTACCGCCTCTTCTTCTGTGCCGGCCTGTACGTCATATCCGCGTGCTCCACCGAGTCTGCAACCGCCTCGGCGGTCTCCACTTTCTCGACGAGGCCGCGGCGAATGAGGATGTCGCACATGCCGCCGGGCCAGTCCTCGAAGACCTGCCCCCTCTCGTAGCAGTCGAAGTTCTGAAGGACGCGAATCCTCATGTCACCTGCCCCCAGGCGTCCTTCGGAGCCTTCTGACCGCTGTTCCAGTATTCCGTCGTGTGCTGCTGCACTTTGCCGCCCTCGACGGTTCTGGAGGGCCACGTCACCATCAGCTCGGCGTGCCCGACGCTGACGTGAGTCGCCAGCCCCAGCTTGTTCCCGCAGGCCGCCCACGACTTCCAGAACGCGATGTCCTCGTCCATGTGCCCGCCCGTCCATTCGCCCTGGTCGTTGGCTCTGGAGATGAACCAGGGCTTGGACATCTTCTTCAGGCCACTGGTCCGCAGGAACGTGAGGCCGAAGTGCGCTGTCTCGACGGGCTGCACCACCTTCTTGAAGAAGTCGCCATCGACCGTCGTCTTCTCGTCCACATCGCTGCCGGCCAAGGCGAACATCACGGCGTTCGCCTCGCGCTTCGTCTGAAGCGGCGCGATGGCGTCGTAGCCGGAGTGCAGGAGCAGAGCCAGGAGCGCCTCGACCGTCTTCGAGTTGAAGACCGTGTCGTAGTCGATCGTCAGAATCACGTCGTGGGTGTCCACGACCTGCTCCATCGCCCGCTGAAGGCACTGGCCCCAGAAGGCACCAGTCACCTTGATCGGGCTGATGCCATGCGGGGCCAGTGCCGACGAGACGCAGAAGAAATTGTCCGTGAATCCAAGTCGCGGGGTGCTCATCACCGCCGCGACTTTGATTTCCGCTTCGACGTTACCGACACGAATAAGCATGGATCGCTCCTTGTTTGGAGCGGGCGCGCATCCATGCGCTTTTTTCGGCCGTCGTGGCCGTCCCGCAGTTCGGGAATCAGCCCCTGACCCAGCCGATCACGCCGGCCTCGGCGGCGGTCGCCGGGGCGTTCTCGCCGCGAGACAGCCGCGCCGTCACCACCGTGTTCACGCTGACCGCCGGGGTCGCGATGACCTTGAGGTAGCGCTTCCTGGCCTTCGTGTCGACATCCAGCTTCACGATCGACGCCGACGCGGTGTCGGCCACGGCCGGGATCGCGAAGTCGGTGCCGCCGACGAAACCCGACACGTCCGAGTAGGACGAGTTGTCGTCGGAGTGCTGAATCTTCAGAGCACTGGCGAAGACCGTCGAGGCGTTGCTGGCCCGCAGGACCGTCACGCTCGCGTAGTCGTAGCCGATCGTGTCGATCGTCAGGGTCACGTCGCTCGTGCCCACCGCGGTCGGCACAGAGCCGACAACCTTCTCCATCTGCGAATGAATCATGGTCTAGGGTTCTCCTTCTAGAGGGTTGTTAGGCTCACGACGCCGCGGTCTTGAGAGCGACCACCGGGCCGGCGGTCGTGTTGTCGCCCAGCGAGTGGTGAACCACGTCGAACCGCATCGTGCCCTGGAGCAGGAGCTGATCGGTCGTGGCGTAGACTTGGTCGTACATCCGAACCGAGAAGTCCCGGCGACGGGCGTAGATGCTGGACAGACCCAGGTTCGCGAACAGCACCTTGACCTTGCTCGGGTCGGAGCCCAGGGTGCCGTCAAGGACATGCACCATGTGAACCGGATATCCGAGGAACTGCTCGTTGACGCCGCCGCCGACCTGCTCGACGGTGTTACCGCCAGCCGCGTAGCGGAGGCGAGCCATCGACGCGGCGAAGCCGGCCGGCGAGATGTACCACGCAGCGCCCTGGCGAGCGTAGAGCGGCATCTTGCCGATGACCTTGATGAAGTCGGTCACGGTCAGGGTCTCGAAGCCCACCGCGCCCGAGCCCGCCGTCACGACGCCGGCCGTGTGCGTGCCGTCGTTGACCTTCGGCACCACGCCGTAGATTCCGCCCGACGCGGAGTCGCCTGCACCGAGCCAGCCGACCACGTCGGTCTTGTAGGCCAAGCTCGTCGCGAACTCAGTCGCGACAGCGTCAGCGATCGACACGAGGGCGTCTTCCACCACCTCGCTCGACATGCGAGTGCCGACCGCGAGCTTCTTCGCGATGAGCTGCACGTTCGCGTAGGTCGGCTCGCTCTCGCTCACCGCGGTGCCTTCGCCGACGAAGTAAGCCGTGGTGCCAGTGACGCGCTTCGGAATGATCATCGTGTCCCGAGTCATCGTCACCTTCTCGACGTTGCTCGCCGCGAAGGTTCCATAATTTTCTACCAACCTGATCACTCGGGCAGCGAATTCCTCTGGGACGAGGGCACCGCCCGAGGCGTTGCTGTTCTCGCCGAGAGCACGGTTTTCGACGCCGTGATCCTTGCACCACCGGAGGTCGTCGGCGTTCTTGAAGATGTGCGCCCGCAGCCACCGGCCGCAGCGGTAGGCACTCTCGACAGCCTCGGGGCCGTCGTTGAACGCCCGCAGGCTGGTGTGATGGGGCTGGATCGACCGAATCTCGACCTTCTTGTCCTCGACCTTGGCGGCCACTTCGGCCACGGGGGCCGGGGCGGGGGCGGCCTTCTCGACCACGGCCCGCAGCTCGGCCTCCTTGGCGGCGATCCGCTCCTCGAACTCGAGGGAGGTCTTCAGGTCGTCGGCCTGGGTGCCGAGCGAGATGAGTTCCTTGGTCTGCTCCGCCGAGCGGTCCTCGATGCCGGACAGCTCGGTCATCCTCGCGGCAACAGCCGCGGCACGCTCTTGAAGACGCTTGAGATTCGACGCCATGATCGGCCTGCTCCTTGGTTTGAGCCGGCCGATCGCGGATGTGCGGCGGCCGGCGGGTGTTCCCGCTAGCGCGCCGCGCTCTTGAATCCTCAAGTCGCTCGCACTGCCCCCCACGACATCCGTCGTGGAGCGATGTGTCTCTCTGTAGCCTAGCGATCCTTCCGTGCGCCGTGCAACTGAGTCCGAAGGATTGTCGCCTTCAGGCCGGCGAGCTTGATCGCGATGTCCGTCGCCTCCTGCTCGGCACGCTTGTCTTCGGCCGGCTTCTCTTCCACCGGAGCGGGCTCCGGCTTCTTGACTTCCTCGTTCATGCGTTCCTCGGGGATTATCCAGAACTTGCACACACCATTCGGAGCGATTTCGCCGCTGACGATTTCACAGCCACCGCCACCTTCGTAGAAGATGCAGTTCGCGCACGCGATGCCACGCTCCGCGAACGGGCTCTCATCCATGTAGTGGGCACCGTCGATCGCGTCCTGCGACCAGTGGCCGTTATTTTCAGCGATGACTTCCTGGCTTTCGGCGAGGTCGAGGTTTGCCTGCGACAACGTGCCTGGATACTGCTCCTCCATGCCCTCACCCGCCTCGTCCATATCGCGGGCCGCCATCTCGTTCTCCATCTGGGCGACCTTCGCTTCAGAGAACCGCCACGCGGGATCACCCCCCCAAAGCAGCCACGCCGTGTACCCTGGGGTTTCAGCACCCTTCTTCGCCCAGTCGGGCCTCTTATCGACCTTGTGGCGGCGGAACCACGCCCGCATCTCGCGAACGTGCTCCGGCGTCAGCTCCTCGCGGGCCGCAATCTTGTGGGCTCGTGCCACCGTCTCGGGCTTGAGGCCGTCGCCAGACCGCCCCGCCTCGTGCAGGGCAATCCCCCGCTTTGCGGCGGCAGCCATGCCGGCGGTCGGCTTCAGGCTGATCGCCCGCTCTTCGACTTCCGCCTCGTGGCTCCGCTCTTTCGTGGACTTGGGGTGGTCGGCCGGCAACAAGTCGTTGTCGGTGACGTACTTGGCATCCTGCGGCCCGCCGTTGCGGAGCAGATACAGGTATGCGTTGACCCGCGCCATCGCCCATGCCGCTCGGCTCACCCCCGGCCGATGGCTGGTCGAGTAAGCCCCGGAGCCGCGGCGGTACACCGCCAGCAATTGCCCCAGAGTCGTTCTTGACCACGACGGCTTGCCGTCCTCTCGCATGGCGGCGTTATGGTCGCGGACCTTGTTCTGGAGGCCCGCCCGCGCGGTCTTGGACACGGCGATCTTGCCGCCTGCGTTCTTCGCCGACCCCGGCTTGTTCTTGTCGCTCCCCTTGATCTGGTCTTCCTTGGGGGCCGGGGTCGACTGGGACTTGTCGCCGGCCGCGCGGTCCTCGTCGGGAGCGTCGATCTTCGTCAACTCCGACACCATCACGACGACCATGTAGCTCTCGGGCTCGTCGTCGTCGTATGGGGTCACGACTGCCAGCGGCGAGTCGGCTGACGCCGACTGCCCCTGGAGAGCGCCGTCTCGCATGACGTACTCGACACGCCCCATGCCGCCGTCCCATGCCACGAAATCCCCCTCGGACAGCTCGGTAGGCTCTGCCCGCACCTCGGGAACCGTCGCGGGGGCCGTGCGTCGCGAAATCCACTTCTCACCAGCGTCGCCGCCAGCCAGTTGCCATTCGATCCAGGCCGGCGAGCCCGACCAGCCCGTCACCTTCGCCGCCAAACAGCGCTCGTAGACGCCGAAGAGGTATGAAACCTCCTCGACGCTGACGATTTCGCGGTTTGCGACTCGTTCGGCGATGCAGAGCAGGCGAGAATCGATGTTTTCGTGCCTCTGGGCCAGCTTCAGGCCGCGCTTTGACGCATTCGCCATCGTCTGGATGGGCCGAAACGACTCGCCGAGGGCCATTTCGATGGCCCGGCGGCTTACGACGACGCTGGAGGAGTCGTAGGCGGGCCGAACAACCGGCCCCACGTCCTCGAGCAGGCCGATCGCGCGCACTTCGCGCTTGCGAATGCCTCTCTGCGAGTCAGTAGACCATGAGTCGCCGTTATCTCGACGCACCGCGAAGGCGAAACTGCTTCCGACGACCGTTCGATCCTTCACCCACTCGATCACGTTGCGTCCGACGGACGTGTTTTCGTTCGGCATGATCTCGTAACGAAGCCCATACGGGTCTTTCATCAGCTTCATCGACCCGTTTCCGGTGCGGCCGAGGAGCAAATTGCGGTCGTGATTGAACACGCCGATCACGTCGGGGTTCTCGGCGAGCACGTCGTCGAACGCATTCGGGTGAATCGTCTCGACAAAGCCCCCCAAATTGCGACTCTCGGAGTTGAAAACGGCTGCGTAGCCCGAAATTACGGGCTTTTTCTCGCCGTTGCCCATGTCTCGGTACTCGACCGTCGCGTCGGAAACCGTCGTGCGCCGCTCAATCTCGTTGCCCATCAGCTCACCTGATTCGCGAGGTAGTTGTCGATACCGATCTGCTCGATCACACGCTGCGTCGCTTCGATCTCAGCGACGGACGCCTCGCTGCCCTTGAGCAACTTGGCAAAAATCTTGGCCGACAGCTCGTCGCCGGCTGCACGGCACGTCAGAACATTGGCTCGCTCGACCTCCGCGGCAGCCATCTCGAGCGAAAGGTTTGCCGCGAGGACGCCATCGAAGTCATGCCGGGGCCAATCGGGCTGATCATGGTCGTAAGTCGGCTGCACGTCGTAGAACTCGAGCCTCGCCTGCACTTCATGCAGGTGGCCGCGTTCTTCTTCGACATCGGCGCGATAGCCGGCCGCCAGCTTGCCGTAGCCCCAGCGGTCAAAGTGCTCCGCCTGCGACTGATAGTTCTCAATCGCCAGCAGATGCAGGCGAACGGAGGATTGGAGGGCGTCGATCACGCCTTCAGGTGCTTGCGGCATCAGTCGTCAGGTGCTTGTCGCACCAGTCCTCGGTGACGGTTTCGTACTTCTGGCCGCTGCGATGACACTCCAGCAAGAGTTCTCGCGAGCGGTTCGCCCACACTCCCACGAACTTCTCGATGTCTCTGCCAGTAGCCTGCGCCGACTCTCGCAGCTCTTCTCGCATGCGAGCGGCCATCTGGTCGAACCACGCGGACAGCTTCTCGGGCTTGTTGCGCCGCTCGAGAACGCCGTCGGCCTCGATGACGGCGAGCCGCCGAAGATTCGTCTTGAACAAGACCTCGGCACCGGCGACCTGACGGGCATCCGTCGTGTCCGCGGTGTCGCCTGCCTGCGGCTCGGGCGGCGAGTCGACGCTCGCCGGCGGGGCGGGGGCCACCTCTGCCTGCGGCTTCTGGCCGGTGGGGTTGTCCAGCGTGAACGCCTCAAGAAGCTGCATGTTCACCTGAATGAATCGCTTCTTGCCCATGTCGTTGGGCAGCGGGTTGTAGCCGATCTGAGCACGAATCTCGTCGACATCGAGCGCACCGAGATTCGCCATCTCGCGGATGAACTGCGACCGCGCCGCGTAGTCGCCGGCCATCAGGGCATTCACGTCGAACTGGCAGAAATACTGCTTGTCATCGACGACGAGGTCGCGGCGGCAGGCCATTTCCCATCGGCGGCACCACGGGATCAAACTGAACGTGACGAAGTCGATGGCAGACTGCTCGACCGTGCTGAAGCGGACGTTGGTCAAATCCCCCAAAAGGTGAGGCGGCACGCGATAGGCTCTCGCCACCTCCTCAACTTGATAGCGGCGGGTCTCAATGAGCTGGGCGGTGTCATTGCGAATCTCCACCTGCTTGCGATGGAAGCCGAACGGCATGACGACGGTTTTGTACGCCTTATCCGGCCCCTGATGCGCGTCGTTCCACTGCTCCTTGAAGCGGGCCAGCACCTCGGGCTTGTGCGGCTGATCGGTTTCGATGTACGTCCCCGGCTGGGCACCGTTGCCGAAAAACGACCCCGAGTGCAACTCGGTGGCTCTTGCCAGCCCGATTGCGTCGCGAGACAGGCTCGTGGGCACGAACCCCGTCACCCCATCGCTTGAAAGCCACCGCAAATGAAAAATCTCGTCCTGCCGATACTCAGTGACTTCGACTTGAGGCTGAATCGGCGTTGTCGGCTCGGTGTAGTAATACCGCAGCTTGCCGTTCGTGAGCCGCTTGACCTCCATCCGCGACGGATGCAGCGGGATCAGCTCAGTCACGCCGCCCTGCCGGCCGCCCTTGATGTAGGCGTAGGCGTTACCCCAGAGAAGCAGCCAGCTCTGCATCAATTCGCGAAACTCGAAGCCCGTCATCCACGAGTTCGGCTGGTAGCAGAGCACCTCGTGCAGATGCTGCTCTTCGGCGATTTCCTTGCCGCCGCCGGGGAGCCTGCGATAGACGTTGAAAGGCAACGAGGCGATCGACTCGGACAGAACACGCACGCACGCGAGAACCGCGGTGCACTCCAGGGCCGTTTCTGGCGACACCGTGACGCCCGACGCCGTCCGTCGGGTGTTCGTAATCTCCTCGAAAATACGAGAGAGATTGCCGCGAAGCTCGATCAGATCGGAGACTTCCTCGTCGACCTTGTCCACGCTACAGCACCATGAGGGTGGGTTCGTCAGTGTTGCCGTGGTTCTCGCCAGAGGCGATGCCCAAGGCCATGATCAGCGAGACCGCGCCGTCGATGCGGGCCGTGGAATGACTGTTTTTCTTGGTCGGCTTGATGTTCCCGGCGTCGTCTACCTTCACCTGCACGTTCGACATCTGCCACGTCAGGACAGGGTTGCCGCCGTGACGCAGACGTTTACCGACTACGAGAGTTACAAGCAGCTTGCTGGGCGCGCTCATACTGGCAAACCCCTGCCCGAAAGGCCTCACGTCGATGCCTTCGGCCGTCAGTTGAGTCGTCAGATGAACTGCGTTCCAGCGGTCAATCGCAATAGCCCGAACCTGATTCTTCTCGCAAAACGAGAGAACGTAGTCGCGGACAGCGTCGTAAT